TTCCTCCATCCACGGAAGAGGATTCTCCTTAACCTTCCAGTTCGTCTTGAGGCCAAGTTGCAGTAGACGTCTGTCTGCGAGGTAGCGAATGTACTGCTTGACATCTGCCGCCGACAAACCTTCCAAGTCACCCATCTCATACGCCAAGTCAATAACCTTGTCCTCAAGTTTGACCGCAGTTCTAAACATCTCGTATATATCTTTCTTGAAATCATCATTCACAATCCGTGGGTGCTCATCACAGAACTCCCTAAACAACTTAGCCATACCTTCAGCGTGTTGTGATTCGTCTCGTACAGACCATTCTACGACTGTACACATCCCCGGCATCTTACCGTAGCGTTGGTAGTTGAGGAGCATCGCAAATGCTGAAAACAAACTCATACCTTCATTCAACACTGAACGTGCAATTGCAAGGGCTGTACCGCTTATAGAATTTACGTCTAATCCGGACATGAACTCCAGTTTTGCAGACATTTGCTGATACTCAAGGAACGTCGTGAACTCTTCCTCAGGTAACCCTAAGGTATCATTCAAGAGGGCGTAGGCTCTTTGGTGGATGAACTCTCGACTTGCAAAGGCCGTAAGCATTGCCCGGATTTCATTGTTCTTAAACTTGGGTATATAATACTCCAGATAGTTTGTCCCCACCGCAACGTCTGTTTGCGTAAAAAGCCGCAGGATTTGGGTGATATGGTTCTTTTCGTTTTGCGATAGTACATCTGATTTCCAATGGTTGACATCTGTTTGTAGCTCTAGTTCATCCTCAATCCAGTGAATACGCTCATGCTGTGTAGCGTACTCGACTGCCCAAGGGTAGCTAAAGGGTTTGTATGTAGTGTTACTCTCCAGTAGTGCCATTTAGTTCTCCAGTTCTGATTGGTTTTGGTATATTACATTCATCAAATTGTTATTATGATATTGTAGCCTATCCACCTCATCTTGTAAACTCTGAATGTGTAGATAACAGTCGTTGAGTATCTGTTTATTAAAAGGATCGGAGTCCTTAATGAGCTCTAGTCGCTTAATCAGATTCTTTGTTGCGTCTTTCATCGGACTCCTTCAGTATCTGTACTATCACCTTCTCGTAGTGCTTCTGTGCCTTGTCCAGTCTCCGCTTGGCGTGTGCCTTCAGGAGCTTTAAGTAAATCTTTTTCAATTTGGTAGTCATTATTCTCCTTATCTAAAGCCATCTCTAGCAACCGTGTCAACCCAACTTCAACCAACAACCGTGTAGCTTCTACGTCTGTTTCAATCTCTAATTTGGCAGAACCATCTTCATTCTCTTCTAAGCGTTTGACTTCAATCAATCCAGTTTGCATATTCTCTCCTTTGCATAGTATTCCTATGCATTATTTAACGTACTTACTCATAAACTGTTCTGGTGTCTTATACCAGTACCATGTATTCTTTCCTTTTACTCTCCACTTAGGATTCGCTAAGGATATAATGTACTTTCCATTAACAGTGATTAATCCACCACTTGTGCGCTCTACGCTTGCCCCTGCTTTCACAAAGTCAATAATAGTACGAAGCCTCTTAATTTCTTTGTCGTGAGGGTTGCTGTATTGCATCTTGTCGTAATTACGCTCTTCACAGGCTTTAGATTGTTTCTTTTCCTGCTCAATTCTTTCTTCCAAGATTGCAAGTTGCTCCTGAGTAACAGGGCCGTTAAAGCCCTGTAGTAACTCAGCTTCATTTATGCGTTGTATTAGTTGATATCCATTTAACCCTGACATGATACGCACACCTCCTCATCTTCAAAGTCCTTAAGCGCATTACGGTCTACTTTCGTGCCAACTTTCTCCGCTGTAACCCCCGCAGTCGTCCGCAGGTAATATAATCCTTTAAGACCTTCTTTCCAAGCCTTGAGATGTGCCTGATTAACGATAGCTTTATCCGTGCCGGATGGAAAGAATAGGTTGACGCTCTGTCCTTGACAGATAAACTCCTGTCTTTTTGCGGCGTGTTCAATAACCCACGATTGATCCAGTTCAAACGCTGTTTTAAACGTATCCCTCTCACTGTCGGAAAGGAACTCCAAGTGCTGTACAGAGCCCTCGTTCTCAAGTATGCTTTGCCACACCTTCTTTGTATTATACCCCTTCTCATCTAAAAGTTTCTCCAAGTACGGATTGCGAACAGTATGGCTCCCGGCACGAGTACGATGCACAAAGCAATTGCTAATACGTGGTTCAATGCTAGCAGAGCACCCACATAGGATACTAGAATTAGCGTTAGGAGCAATAGCCAACAGATGCATATTTCTAACACCATAACCCACTCCATCAGGACATTCACCATGTTCCACAGCGAGCGAGTAGGTGGCCTCAAGAGACTGGGCTTTGATGTCTTTGAAGATTGCATAGTTCTCACTCGCCGCTTGCCATGATTCCCAAGCTATGCCTTTGCTTTGGAGGTAGCCGTGGAAGCCCATTGCTCCAAGGCCGATTGAACGCTCTCTATATGCTGAGTAGACAGCTTTTCCCAGTTCTTCTGGTGCGTTGTCAATAAAGTATTGAAGCACGTTGTCCAAGAATCGGATAAGGTCTCCAACCATGCCGCTTGCTCTCCAGTCATCGTATCTTTCAAGATTGACTGAGGAGAGGCAACAGACGGCTGTTCGTTCTTCAGATGTAGCGAGATGGATTTCATTGCAGAGGTTAGAGCCATTAATTGACAGTCCAAGTTTTCTTTGAGCTTCCGGTAAGCTTCGTCTGGCTGTGTCGATAAAGTTAAGGTATGGGCTACCAGTTCTGAACCTAGCTTCAAGGATTCGTTGCCACAGCTTACGAGCTTTGACTGTATCTCTGACAATTCCTGTATGCGGGTCTGTAAGGTCGTGTTGTTCATCATTAATCACTTTCTCCATAAATTCATCTGTGATATTCACAGCGTTAAACAAGTTAAAGCACTTACGATTGATGTCTCCACCTGTAGGTACTTTAAACGAAATAAATTCTTCAATGTCAGGATGGCTTACGTCTAGGTATGCGGCGTAACTCCCCTTGCGAGTCTTGCCCTGCTTGTACGCTGTCATCTGACTGTCTACTACTTTCATGAACGGCATCGGGCCGGGGGCTTTGTCGCTGATCCCTCTCACATCTGACCAGTGCCCACCCACACCTCCGCCCTTTACGGAAAGCCATGCTACTTCACCATTATGTTCAATAAGGCTATCAAGATTGTCACCCACGTAAGTAAGGAAACAACTAATAGGCAAGCCCCTATTGTTTCGGCCATGTTCAGGTGCGTTCGACAACACAGGTGACGCAAACATAAACCAACCTTTTGAAGCGTAATCATAAATACGCTGTGCAAAATTGAGGTCATCGCCACAATAGGCCACACTAGCACGAGCGAAAGCCTCTTGAGGGGATTCTTCATGGTCAAGCATATAGTAGTCTTGCATGAGCTTAGTAGCTTGGTCGCTGAGGCGATTATCTCTTTCATAGTCAATCGTTATCCCTAAGTATTGTGTCATGTATTTCTCCAGTGTTTTTTCTTGTTGTCGCTCCTGCAAAAGCACAAGAGCGAACCTACTATTTTACCAGATTTCTATCAGTTTGTCCAGATAATGTTTGGCTTTTTGCAAGTCTAACTTACCACCTTTCTCCTGAAAACGTGCCATGTACTTGATAACATTACCTAAGATAAATCCTTTGAACTGCTCTTCAGACATCCAACATTCCATTGCGTCCCAAGGCTGTATTTTTTTATCAGTGTAATGTTTTCCACCTAGTTGATAGTTCCTAGCCATTTCACCTAAGTCACTCAAATCGTCAAACCTCCTACTCATCTTCTAAGTCTTCTAAGAAGTAATCTAACTTAGCTTCTACTTTATCATTAAAGCGATCCACCAGTTCCTCTGAGGTGATCTCAAGCACCTCAAGGACACTGATTTCATCTTGCTGTTTCAAGCGGTCACATACGTCGGTAAATGTTAGCATACTTCCGCTTCCTTAAGAAGTTCAGTAATGGTTTCGACAGTGTAGTACCTAAAACCGTTCTTGTTAGCCCATTCAGACATTGTGAACTTAGTCCCATCTTTACGTCTCCTTGCTCTTGGCATTGGTGTGTCTGGGTGATAAAACACAAACACTAACTCTTCATGTATTAAACTATTGCGTATGTCTACATACTTTCGTGCTTCTTCAGAGTCCCTAAAGCGGCCTTTGGCCTCTATCAGAAAGTCTCCGACTGCAAAGTCTGGCTCATAGATTTTCTCCTGTGTGTAATGAACGATTCCTGTGTGATACTTGCAGTTCTTAAGTGCACCTATGTGCAACTCATACTCAAACCAACTATCGTAGCCCTTAGGCGGCTTGCCCTTGCGTTTCTTTGTACTCACGCATAACCTCCTGTATTACAGGGACGGATGTTTTAAACCATTCCTTCTTCCGATCATGACAACTCTTGTGTTTCTCAAGCATCTTATGAATTGCTTTTTCGGCCTCATCCTTGTTAGAAAATGACTCAACATGACACAGAACAAAATCACGATGTGGAGAAGATGTCTGATAATCTCTAAGCCTGTTTTCCGCATTGACAGCTTTGCCTACTTTATACCAGTCAGGCCAAGCGGAATTACGAACAACATACAGATCACCTTCAATCACCTCATCATACATATCTTCTACTTGGCGTTTGATCTCTTTCGCTAATTCATCAGTGTACTTAAGCCCCATTGCCTTATACACACCTTCATGCCCTTCCAATTTGTAGATGTGATGGAAAGGATGATTAGGATTACCGACACGATAACGCTTTCCCTGAATCGTCATTCGTGTCTTATTCTCTAAGAATCGTGAATATTTCATGATACCTCCTTCAGTTGCAACTCAGGAACCTTAGGTTCATTCTTAACTTCTGTTAAAAACCTTACACCAGTAGAATAGATAAATCCTCTTAAGGTGGGGTAACAGTGGAGCTTGTAGCCGCAGTACGAGCAACCCGTA